TCATGATGCAAAAATAAGAATTTTAACGCAATCCCCCAAGGTTTCAGACTGAGCCCAAACCAGTACGTCCAGTATTAGCTGATGGTTGGAATAATGCTTTCCATTTTTGGAATGGTACCGTCATGGTGATTCTTTCCTTTAACCAGGGAATGTCTGCAAACTCTATGTCACTTGATTGGGTGATAGGCCCTGAAGCAAAGTTCCTCAATTACGAAAAAATAAAGAGCGAAGTAGATCCCGCCAATCGTGGTAACCGGCAATATTTTGGAGACTGTCCTCACCATCACAGCGTCAGCTACTCTACAGATATGCCTACCGCTTCAATGGGGAAATGGATCTTGGATAAGATAGATGAAATGTCGCTGACACATATCAACCTGATCCGAAACCTATATAAAAAAGTGCAGGAATATAAACGTAAGCCACTGACAGACCATGTGGTGCGCATGATTAAAGAATACCAGCATGATTTAGACTTGGCACGAAAATATCAACCACCTATTAAGCCACAACAGGGGAAGACTAAAGAATATACAGTTTTCTATGGTGAATATGACGTGTTTGATAACCTGGAAGTACTCGGAGAAGATTTCATCTGGCAAATGTATCGCAACTCTCCACCTCTTATTTGGCGTACAGCATTTATGAATGAACGTTTATTCCGGGTGCAAAACGGGTTCTATTCAGCTTTAGATGATAATATTCATTTCTACACACCCGGTGATAATGGACGGCTCCGGGATCTTGGCAGTAACTGGAGTAAATTAACAGCTTGCGGCTGTCTAGGCGACGGTGATCTTGACTTCTCTAAAGAACTGCATCTGGCATTCGACTCCAATGCCTCCATATCGACAGCTATTATCGGCCAGTTGGATAATCATACTATGCGTGTACTCAAATCTTTTTATGTCAAAACACCAAGCAAACTACAGGATCTAGTCAAAATGATAGCCGATTACTACCGACCAAAACTAAACCGTGATGTAGTGGTCTATTATGACCACACTTTTACTTGGGAATCCGGATCATCAACCGAAACTTACGCAGATATCATCGAACGTGTATTCAAAGAAAACGGATATAAAGTTACAATGGTATATGTCGGCCAAGCTCCTAAACATGAATGGAAACATCTGAATATCGACCTAACCTTGAAAGGAGATCCGCAATTCCTTTGGATCCAAATAAACCTGTATCAAAATGAGTTTTTGAAGATCGCAATGGAACAGACTGGAATTAAACAAGGAAAGAACGGATTTGAAAAAGATAAAACGCCTGAAGGAACACCCGATACTCCCGACAATCCAGACGAATACAAAACACACATTACAGATGCCTTTGATACGTTATGGCTAGGGATGAACTTCTATTTCACTATACCGGGAACAAGTACTGGTGGTATATTCTTCTTAAACAATAAATAAAAAAGGTAGGCTTGATAAGCCTACCCTTAATTGAATCATTTTATTTATTACAAATTTTGAATAATCAAATTTGCATCAATATTAAGGTCTGTATATAACTTTTTAGCCAACGACACAGAAATTTTTCTTTTTCCATTCATTATTTGACTAAATACAGACTCATTTACCCCCAATAATTCCGCTGCATCCTTACGTTTTAAATTTCGACTATAAAAATAGTCTTCCATACATTGAATAAGCGGATTTTTCACTCTCAAAGGCAGAATATTCAAATAATTATCTTCATATTCTGCGCTTAGTTTAGCAAGACGGGATATTTCACGAACATATTCATTATCTTCTCCCGGCTCCAGCAATCCTTTTTTTGTTGCTTCTTTAATTAATACATCCATACGAGAACGTATTTCATCATACTGTTCTCGTGTTGTGATACAGTTGATGTTTTTGTCTGCCATAATTATTTTTATTAAGTTGGTTAGTCCAATTCAACTAACTGCTCGGAGAGTCAAATCTCCGAGCAATCTATTTTATCATATTCCTCGTGAGTACCTACAAACCTTAGTTCCATTACTCCACCGATGAATAATACAACAGCCACAATCCTATATTTGTTCCCTCCTATATTAAACACATATCTACCATTCTTCACGTAGTCTGCCGAAGGAAATGTGGCTTTCACATCATTATGACTTTGCCAGACAGCTTCCGCCACCTTCTCAACCCAAGCATTCAACGGTTTAACCGCCTGCGAATGCTTCCTTACAAAGTCACTTAACAACAATTTATTAGATAATATCATCTCAAATCTTATTATATCGTTGCAAATATACAAATTAATTTGCAATATTGCAAATTAATTTTCAAAAAAGAATATGAATCAACATCGTAGATCTTATATAAGCCCCAAATAACAATAAACAATCATTGCACCAGCTAATACTTCCATCCCCATTCACAGTAACCAATTCGTTCCACCACTGTGGAACTTAAAGTCAACAATGGTTTCCCTTTCGTTCGACCTAGGTGGAACGAAAAGGAAACAGATATGGAACGAACTAAGATTTCTTAATGAATCGCTTTTCTATTACCATGTAATTCTTTAGCCATCTCAATTACATACCATATCAACACATAGATTATTTCAAACTCAAAAAAATCATATTCATTTTGTCTATTCAAAAAGAATCACCATCTTTGCAATGTCTTCCATTTGGTTCAGGCGAGTAGGCTCGCCATAATTGCTGCGGGCATTTTTTATGCCCATAGTATAAAATATAGTTCCGTCCCGTGTGGAGCGTTAATGCGCCCACTGCCTGAATCAGGTGGAAGACAACGGGGAGCGGAACTTTTTTATTCCCTCTCCTTCAATTAATCAACATATTGTTTCATTTTAAATTGTCTTCCAAAATGAAAAAGAAAAACCAAAGCGCAAACGGACGCTACATATCCGTAGAAAAGCTTCAGAAAGCACTTTCCAACATTGAAATTAATGAGAAAAAGAATGATTTATTTTGCTCATTAAAAAAGATTCACCATCTTTGTAGCGATCTCCATTTGAAACAGGCGAGTAGGCTCGCCAATTATTCGCTGCGGGCATTTTTTATGTCCATAGCCCATGATATAGTTCCGACCCCCGTGTGGAGCGTTAATGCGCCCACTGCCTGTTTCAGGTGGAGATCAACGGGAAAGCGGAACTTTTTTGTTCCCTTCCCGTATTTAATCAACATATTATTTCATTTTAAATGATCTCCAAAATGAAAAAGAAAAACCAAAGCGCAAACGGACGCTACATATCCGTAGAAAAGCTTCAGCAAGCTCTTTCCAACATTTGCCTTGAAGTAGCAGAAGGTAACGAACGTCTCCGAGTGAATAAATCGCACAGAGGTATTGTAATCCACGCCAATGGAGGCACAGTCAATATTACATTTAATGGAAAAGGAGGCGAGCTATGAAGGAATATGTAGAACGAATTATCCCTTCGCAATGCCGCATTATAGACAATAAGTCAGGTTTCATTCATATAGAGGGAGAATCCGCCATTTTTGATATGAACGGAGTTTACATAGGGACAGCAGAATCAACAATAGGTTCTATCAGAGAAAACTGCATAGATGCTGTAATTGAAACGCTAACCAATTACAAGAAAAAGATTATTGCTAATCAAGATAAAAAATTCTCTTGTAAAATTATTAAATTTGATTTCAACAATAAGATAAAAAAAGTGAGTCAACGATGAGCCTTTATCAACACAATATTCAAAATGCAGAAAAGAAAGCTGTATGGCTATCTGTACGTTATGCATTCAATCAATTCAAATTCAACAGCAATGAACAGAGAACAAGCTCTAAAACTCGTAACTAAGCTGCTCAATCCAAATACTCCCGCTGACGAAAGACAACGGGCGGCAGCACAACTTCAAGAACTAATCAAAATTCTATTGCCGGAATAATCATTAGTTTCTTCATTAAGAAGCACAGGTTATCACATACCTGTGCTTTTTTCTTGTCTCATGCAATTCCCACAACAAAATTCAGAAAATTCTGATTATCAAATGAAGCAGTTGAATAAAGGGGAAAAATTTCCCCTTTATCTGTCGCAAGACCACGCACCGCCCTGAAAAAAAGTTTCGACCTAAAGTTTTTCAATTTCCCTTATATGCTGCACCTTAAAAAATGTAAAGAAAATTTATTTTACCAAAATCGGCTCTCCTCCCTGTCCTTTATCGCCTGCCATACACCTGATACCTTTGCTTAAAAAGAAGGTCATGAACGATGTCATTACACAAAACCTACTCACATTCTTGCTTGGTGGTGGTCTCTTGTCATCCATCACTGGAGTTATTACGCTCAAATACACCAAGAAGCAAGCAGAAGCCAAAGCTCTTAGTTCCGTACAAGATGTATATCAGGAACTAATCGCTGACCTGCGAGCTGACAAGGAGGCTATGAAAAAAGAGAAAATAGAAAGCGAAACAAAATGGACTTACCGTATAGAAAAGCTGGAAAGCAACCAGCTATCCCAAGATAAAAAGATAGCAGAAAACGAAAAAGAAATAGCTGATCTTAAACGATTCAAATGTGTAAACCTAACGTGTAACAACCGTAAACAATGAAACATCATGCACACACTCTCATCTATCTTGCTTGCCTTGCTATTGCCTGGCTACTGTGTAGTTGCCGTAGTACTCTTCAAAACAATCGTAGTACTCAAGAACAAAGCAATCTTTCTATCACAGATTCCGCACTGCGAATTAGAACCGAAGATACCTACTCACGATTCAACCTCAACCAAGAACAAACGGGTAAAGACTGGAAAGTTAAAGTTAACTTCGACACAACGAAATCAGCAGACCCATCTACCGGACTACCCCCAATATCGAATATCGAGATTGAAGGGAGCAAGACAACGATCAAAACTTTGCTTCAGAAAGATGACACTACACGTATATCTGATAAACAGGAAACAACGACTGACGTCACGTTTCAGCAAAACAAACAATCCGAATCCCAAAAGAATGCCAGCGGTTCTATCGCGGACGGAATTGATGATGGATTCAAGTATGGCTTAATCATTGGTATCCCAATATTACTAATCATTCTCATACTACCTTTTTATGCAAAGTATAGACAAAAGAATCCATCAAAGTAAGATATGGAAACTCATGGAGCGTAGACAAAACGGTAAGCCTATCGAATTCTCCATTGAATTCTGTAAAAAGAGCACAGGCGAACTTGTCACCTACGATCGTGCAGTATTGACCTCATTCCATAGTAGTGGAAGCACTATTAACGTATTACCTGCCGGAGAAGCTACTCCGAGAAAAATCCGCCGATGCCTTATCACCAAATTCAACAATCTCAAAGTATATTTCTAATGAAGCAACAACAACCCTCAATCAATCTTATAATGAAAGGCTATGATACTTATGCCGTCTTAAAAGGTGGAAAGAATGTTATCAAATTCAGTGATAACAGTGATATCGCCACTGATAAGAATCCTACACCTATCGAAGTAGCTCCCAAAGGAGAAAAGAATCCAATCAAATGGATACCACGCGGACGAAATAATCATATGCCTTATGACATCATGAAAAAAATCGGTACCAACGTCACCATAGGCAGCAATATCGAATTCAAGAATAAAGTTGTATTCGGTGATAGCATACTCGTCTATCGGAAATACCGGGACCCTAAAACGAGGAAAATAGTCAAAGAGGAAGTTCTTCCGTACGAGCAGCCGGAAATTTTTGAATTCCTTGAAAACAACAACTTCAATTTTGTCCGTATGGAGCTGGCAAACGATCTGGTTATATTCTATGACGGCTACCTGGAGTATATATTCAACAATGACAATAAATCCCCCAAACTCGTACAAATCAAAGCTAAGGAGTCCACTTGTTCCAGGATCAGTGAAATTGACGAAAAGACTGGTAAAAGCGAATGGCACGGTTATTCTGCAGAATGGCATACCGGTACACCAACAGATTTGATTGCCACTCCCCTGCTCGATCGGCAGACCCCACTACTCGACCTCAAAATGAGAATGGGACTTGCTCCCAATGACAAAGGAGAGAAAATTGTAGGAAAAGAACGGAGATTTATCCATAACCTCCGCATCTCTACACCCGGACGGTTTTATTATAGTCATCCATATTGGTGGAGTGTTTTTGCATCCGGCTGGTATGACTTCTCCAGTGCAATCCCTGTTTTCAAAAAATCATTGATTAAAAATCAAATGGCACTGCGGTACATTGTGTATATTCAAGAGCCTTTTTGGGAAAAGTTATTTGCATCTGAAGGCATAGTCAAAGATGACGAGAAGAAAGCACGCAAAGAAAAGTTCCTGAAGGATATGAATGATTTTCTTGCCGGTGAAGAAAATGCCGGCAAAGGCTTTGTCTCTCACTTTCGCTACGATCGTGTAAAAGGCTTTGAAGAAAAAGACATCATTATTACTCCACTCGAATCTTTCTTCAAAGGTGGTGAGTATATTGAAGACAGCGAAGAGGTCAGCAATATGATGTGTTACGGTATGGGCGTACATCCTTCGATAATCGGATCCGCACCAGGTAAGGGAAAAAGTATCAATGGTACCGAAGCACGGGAGTTATTTATCATAGAACAGGCACTCATGAAGATGTATCAGGATACAACATTGGAACCTCTCTACTTTGCAAAAGCCATGAATAACTGGCCTAAAGATATTTATTTCTCGGTGACTAATTGTCAACTTACCACGCTGGACCAAGGTACCGGAGCGACAAAGAATACAGGTTTAACCCCAGAAACAGAATAAAATGAACGCACTAATCCCCGACATCGACACCCTCAAAAAGGTAGTAAAGATCAACTCCTCACTGCCTTACGAATCAATCGAACCATACATCGAAGATGCACTGGATATATACATCAAACCGTATATCGGTAAAGCAACGATCAGTAAAGCTCATGAAGACAAAGGATCTGACTTATACAACAAACTACTGCGTGCCCTCGGCCCATTAACCCTGATGCTCGCATCTGATGAACTGGGTGTTATGTTCGGTGATGCCGGTATCACAGTAAGTAACGTGCAGGGACAGCGTTCTCCTGCCAGTGACACTAAGATCGCAGCAGCAAAAAAGAATCTCTGTTTTCGCGGAATGCAAGCACTTGACCGGCTAATATCATACCTGGAGGAAAACAAAAAGGATTATCCTGATTATGTTATCGATAATATACCCCGTTTTTGCTTCATTCGTAATGCAGCAGAGTTCCAGGATCTCGGTATGGTAGACATTGATTATTCTATCCTATCTTATCGTATCATGTTCCCTACCATTCGTCAACTTCAAGAACACAACATTCGAGAAATGATAACGGATAAAGTCTATGACATACTCAAAGAAGCTCTTTCAGAAAATACCGAAACGCCCAAACAACAAGTACTTATTGACTATATCATCCGCTACTTAGCCAATAAAACTGCCGAATTATATACCTCACAGAAAACAACCGAACAACATGTAGCCGGCAGAACGATCGAATATACTCCCACTATTCGACCAATCTATCAGGATCCGGACGCAAACGGCAATTTTTTTGCAGACCAGGCAACTTATTATTCAGGGAAAATACACACTTATCTGGCCGAAAATGCGGAAGAACTGGGAATTGAAACAACGTCACAAGCTATTGACTTCAATTCTAAAGAAAAGAAACTATTCACCTCAATATCGTAACACTATGCATACTATACAAATTAAAGATGATACATACACACTTCCAGGAAGTTGGAACGAACTCACCCCGAAACAGCTTCTTTATCTAGTCAAACTCACAAAGTCAGATATACCGGTAGAACAAGTTAAGGTATACATGATGCTTTATTGCCTGAAAGCTCATGTATGCCGGCATAAGAAAATATTTAAAGAGTATGTACGTATCAGAATTTGGCAAGAAAGTCCAACAGTCCGCTTCTATGTCCGTCGCCATAGCTATCTTCTTCATCCGGAAAAAGTATCAATGCTTGCCAACTTGTTTGACTTCCTTATTTGTTCAGAAGAAGATAGTTCATTGCCCATGCGCAAATACTATCACCTGACACCGGATCTGACAACCAACCCATATCCAACCATCCATTGCCAACTTTGGAAATTCATCGGTCCAGAAGATCAGTTGCTTGATATTACCTTTGAACAATTCATGTATCTACAGACCTATCTTGATGCAATGCATTCAGATCCAACGAAGATTGACCACCTACTAGCCTGTTTGTGGCATCGTAATAAGGTATTCGACATTAATCAATTAGACAAAGATGCAGCCATTCTTCACCATCTTCCTGAAGACAGAAAAATACTCATGTATTGGTATATTTTAGGAAGTCTGTCATGTATGGCCAATTCCTATCCGCGTATTTTTTCAGGAGAGGGAAAGGGTAGTTACGGTCGCGTATTCGACGCACAGCTCCGCCTTCTTGATTCCCTGGCACAGTCCGACATGACTAAAAAGCCGGAAATCCGAAAAGGTCTTTTACTTGATGCCCTGTATTCGATGGACGAATCGATCAGACGTAAAGAGGAAACCGAAGAAAGTCTAAGAAACAGATAAAAGTTTGTTAGTAGCAAACAAATAAATAACAAAAAGTTTGTTAGTAGCAAACTTTTCTATATATTTGCAGTGTCAAACAAACGCGGGTGACGTCCGCATAAGTTCTTTTATATTATGGAACAATTGTTCGAGGCTATCCTAAAGATAGCAGATGCGAATCCTGATGGATTCACGGTTGACCTCACAACCTTAAAAAAGGTCACAAAAGGTATTTCAGTCGCCTATCTTGAGACTCAAGACAGTTTCGGAGAAGAAGGATTGAAGAGAGTTCTTAATCATGCTTTGATGCACGAAAAGAAAGTCGGTGGATGGCTTAACGAAGAAAACAATCAGTTTTATTTCGACTCCATCAAGATTTTCACCAACCTTGAAGAAGCCAAGCAATTCGGGCGTGAAAACAAACAGATTGCAATTTTCGACATCGGGCAAATGAGACTCATCAAATTGTGATCCGGAGGGGCAAAAGCCCCTCCATTACAAAGTATATTGCATTATTAAATACCCGATTATCAAATCGTAAATTGATGAATTATGAAGAATTTAGACTTACTACCTCTCTCTGCCGAGAGTAAAAAGCGAATCGACGAATTCGCAAAGCAGTATCAACGTTATGGACATATATCCATAGAAGTAGTCTCTTACTCCGATAGCCGATTAATCATTCGTGCGGAGCAAAAAGACTTAGTGAATGACAAGTTCCTTACTAAAAAGGAACTAACCGAACGTGTACGAGAAATGTTTAAGGGAGAAATCCCGGATGATTGGAAGCTGACTGTATCGGCTGTAAACTTTGACCGTAAAGATATTGATGGCATTACCGTTGACTGGATTAAGAAGCGCATGGAAAAGCTCGGATTAAAAAGTAAACACCTAAGCAACTATACAGGTATCGACAAATGCACTGTATCCTCTCTTCTATCCGGTGATAAAGAGCTAACTAAATGGCATAAGGTAGCCCTCTACTACTTCTTTAAATATTATGAAGTAGCTAACTTCTAAGCATAAATAGATATTGAGACAGGAAAGCGGAGTAAAAAACTCCGCTTTCTTTTGCTAAATATGAAAAAGTTTGTACCTTAGCCCTAGCCAAATAATTATATAAAAATATGAATCCCTTTTCATCGTGTAATCTGTAAAATCAGATTAAGGTCTCTATATAAACCTTTTGGCGCACGATGATAAGGGATTCGCCCGTTTGATTATGATAGATATAGACTTTAGTACTGATTTTCCGTCAGAGAACGCTCCTGAAGACACTTTTTACGGAAGTCCGAGTAGTTCTACAGATGATCCAGCTTCATTGCCGGACATCACTAGCGACACACCACTTCTAACGAATGGTATGGATATAGGTGACCTAATTAATAAATAGCAAATGCTATTAAAAAGGAAGTGACAGCCACAAAAGAGCCGAATATCAGAAATGCAAGAGAGCGTTTAGTATATTCGACTCTTTTTTTATTCATTGCATCCTGTGCAGTTATTTTCTGTTGAAGTACAACCAATTCATCACTAACGACTTGCTTCTTTTGATCAGTATCTTTCCCCTTAAAATAGGCTATATATTGTGGTATCGTAAACTTATCTGGGTCTTTTCCCGGTGAGAAAAAAGAATGCGGTTTAATGACTTTATAAATATACCCTATAGAAATAGAAGTGAAAACAACAATAGATAAACATCCGGCTGTCAAAGCTGCATCATCGTTTACATTTAAGTGCGTGAGAATATACCCTATGGAAGCTGTCAAGATAGCGAAATAGGTAGCAAACAATGTATATCCCCTCTCTGTAATAAGCGATTCCACACGAACAAGGTCATTATGTCGTGTCGTTGCCTGTTCATAGTACCATTCTATAAGAGATAAATCTATTACTTCTAATTGTTCTGTAGTGAGTCTTTCCATTGTCTATCAAATTTTGAGCTAAAATACATTATTCTATTGGCATTACAAATATATTACCACTATCTTTGTTGCTGTAATAAATAAAACTATAATCTATGAAATGCAAACTTGATAAATTAGAAATACCAGCTGATCAACCTTTCAAGAATTGTAAACTGGATCGGGAGAAGTATGCAGAAATACTTAAAACAATCATTACTACATATGAAAAAGGTTTCGTCTTGGCTATAAATGGCAGATGGGGAACAGGCAAAACCACATTTGTAGAAATGTGGAAAGCATATCTTGAATTAGATAATTTCCACACATTGTATTTTAATGCCTGGGAGAATGATTTCATATCAGATCCTCTTGTAGGATTACTTGGGGAACTAAAAAAAATAAATCCACAAGAAAAAACCAAAGCAGCACTAACATCAGCTATAAATACAGCCGGAAAAATAGTATTGAAAGCGGCTCCCGCAATGTTCAAAGGAGTAGTAAAGAAATATGCAGGTGAAGATATAGTCAACATATTTTATGATGGAATTGAAGAAGGTGCTTCAATGTTGAAAAAAGAAATAGAAAATTATGAAAGCCAAAAATATAGCCTAAAACAATTTCGGGAAGAACTCGAAAAATATGTTGATGAAATCTGTGACAAAAAACCATTGATATTTATCATAGATGAACTTGATCGATGTAACCCACATTATGCAGTAAAAACTTTGGAAAGGATAAAACATCTTTTTAATATACCTAATATTGTATTTATCTTATCCATAGATAAAGAACAATTAAGCAACTCTATACGTGGATATTATGGAAGTAATCTAATAGCTGCAGATGAATACCTGAAAAGATTTATTGATATTGAATATATCTTACCAGATCCAGATGTAGATAGTTTCTGCAAATATCTATTTGATTATTACGATTTCAAGTCTGCTTTCTTTTATACCCAAAACCAAATAACTTATCATGCATCAAACGCCACGGACGACTTATTAATGACAGCAACAGCCATTTTCAGATACAAAAAATTAACTCTTAGACAAGTTGAAAAAATATTCACTAATATTCGCCTATCCCTAAATATGTTTAGTAATAGGCATAACTTATATACCAACTTAGTATTCCTGCTAACCTATCTCCGGATTTGCGAACCTGATTGCTATGAAAAGCTTTCCCATAAAGAGTACAAAACACAAGAGCTTATAAAGCAAATTGAAACACTTTTCCCCCAACAAATGTTTGATACTAAGTTCAATAATAGAAATCGATATTTCTATTTTACAATAGCGCTTTTGTTAGACTGCTATAGAACAACTAATTTGTTGAGAAGAAATGAAGATGAACGTTTCTTAGTCAAACTAGAGGGAAAAAACAGATTATTTTTCACAGTAAATATCATCAATGAATCCCTATTAATTGAAGCTCTAGAATGGCACGAATCCAAACAAGACATAGTACCTTTAGAAACTATTACCACTAAAATTAATTTATTGGAGAATCTTACAATTTCTGATATAGAATAATTTAATATGATTTTTTAATATCAATATTAACCAGCAAAAGAAAGCAGAGTTTTTTGCTCTGCTTTCTTTTGCTGGTTCTGAAAAATAATTCTACCTTAGCCATTGCCAAAACAAACCAACTTGTCAATTCCTTATGTCGTGCACCCATGAAAACTGGGTGGCTGGGTGGTTCCAGTTGGCACACGATATAAGGAATTGATTTTTTTATACTATGGAATCATTAGAAATTCATTTCAAAAGTATAATATTAAGTGATCTATATTGCGACCCTCGTAAAAAACGTATTCAATACGATATATTGGATAAGCTACAAATTAAATTATTACCAGAACAACTTATTAGTTACCGGAAACAATTAATCATGGAGGGACTAATAACTGAAGATTGCCCGGATGAAATAGATTCACCCGTTGAAATAACTCCTAAAGGTTACAAAATTATTCACTTGCATAGAAGTTACGATGCCTATATTAATTCTATGAAACAGGATGAGGAATTAAGAAAAGAGAGCGAAAGACTGCAAGCTAAATATTTGAAACTAAAAATATACAATACGGTCATAACTATTTTTTGTACCATAATATCATTTATAGCAGGTATCCTACTATCAGGCCCAATAAAACAGCTATGGCAACAGCTATAGATTTATTAAATACCGCGACCCTATATTGATAGTAATCACGAGATAATTCAGACAACTTGCGACGTAGATTTTTAATCTCCTGTTCTTGATCCATATTTGATTTATTTTGAGCTAAAATACAATTTTCTATTGGCATTACAAATATATTACCACTATCTTTGTTGCTGTAACAAATAAAACCACACATGGAAACAAAAAAATTAACAGCTGCCGAAAGCACTCTAGCAGCTATGTCAAAAACAGTGCTAGTGTTAGGTATCATAGGTTCAATCGTAGTTTTCTTCTCGTCATGTATTGCGTGGGAATATTCCAGATACTCCGGAGGTATAGTTGGAGCAGATGGAATCAATTGGTTAGGATTCCCAGCCCTTATCTATTGTGTCATGGGTACCTTGATTGGATGGTCTGTGCTTACTATTCTCGTTGAAATCGCAATCAATACCCGGACAAACAATTCTCAATCTAATTGGAAAAAAGACTTTGCTGTAATGGTAGCTGCCGGAGAAAAAAAGAAAGCTAAAGAAATTCTTTATCGTGGAATCATGGAATCAGAAGAATTTAAGCAGGTGCTAACCGGTGGAAATGAAAATTACCACAAAGAGTGTATAGACGCTTTAAATAAGAAATACAGTGATTACCTTAAGGCTATCAATGAAGACGTATTCATAAATGTGGATGAGAACAAAATATATAAAGCATTTAAATAAAAATCTTAATATACTATGGAAACATATGATTTTATAGCTATTGATTTTGAAACGGCTAATGAACAACGAGATAGCGCATGCCAAATAGGAATTACTACTGTAAAAAACAATCAGATACATGAAGTAAAATCATGGTTAATCAATCCTGTACAATCATTCAACTATTTCAATACAATGATACACGGAATAACAGAAGAAATGGTACAAGATCAACCTACATTTAAAGACATATGGCCTGAAATTGCTCCTTATTTTGGAAATGACGAAGAAGGTAGTATCATCGTTGCTCATAATGCTACCTTTGATATAAACGTTCTTCTATGTATGCTGGAACGATACAAAATAAACATTCCTAAGGGGATATTTCTTTGTAGCCTAGCAATAGCCAGAAGAACCTGGATACAACCGTCTTATAGCCTTTCTTCTTTATGCCAAGCTTTTAATATCCAACCGGGAAAACATGATGCAGGAGAAGATTCCAGAGCCTGTGCAGAAATTACTCTGTTAGCAGCTAAAGAAAAAGGAATAGACTTAAGTAAACAAATTGAATCCGAAGAAGACTTTAACAATATAGAAAATAAATTCCAAGTTCATCTTGGAATATTTAATGAGAAAGGTTATATTCCTTGTACATGCAAACAAAAACAAAAAGCAAATCAAATAAGAGCAATCAAAGGAGATGAGACAAAAAACAATCCTGACTCCATTTTCTACCAAAAATATGTAGTATTTACTGGAACATTATCTTCAATGAAAAGAATCGAGGCCCAACAAATAATTGCTGATATAGGAGGTATAAACCAAAGTGGTGTGAATCGAGATACTAACTTTTTAATTGTTGGACAACAAGATTTCCGAGTTGTTGGAGAAGATGGCATGAGTAGCAAGCAAGAAAAGGCTATTAAAATGATAGAAAAAGGGGCTGAACTTGAAATCTTGTCAGAAGATGATTTTCTACACTCCATATAATAGAAAAAAAATCCTATTCATTTGGCACTATCAGATATTATCCTCATATTTGTAGTGCCAAATCAAATGATAGATAATCTATCCCGATGAGCAACGGTTAGATGCTCAATACGAAATTGGGCTTTTTTATGTCCATCAGTTTGCTTCCGATATTAATATTGTTTGCAAATTCATATACGAAATAGTAGAAGTTTATTTATAAACGAATACGGCTGTCTTTCTTCTCGTTGTATTACAGCTCTTCGGGGTTATACTACATTTGGTTTGGCGACTACGGGAAATTGGCAGCCGTTCGTGTACCGTCTAGGTACACGAAAACTTGCCAATAACAGCCAAACCAAATGTAGTATATGAAACAAGTAACCCAGGGCACGAACTACGTGCCCTCATTCCGCACAGGAACAGACGTAAACACGCTCCAACAGCGTTACTTCCGTGAATTGAAAAAAGAATGCGCTATCAACTCTGCATCGGACGCCTATTACGTCTCTGCAATAGCCTGCTTCTGCCTGACCTTTATCTTTCCCCCTGCTGTAATTGGCGCAGTTCTCTGTGTCTACCGAGCAAAGAAGTGTCAGAAAGGAGGTGAAAAATGATGTTCTTTATCCATCATGTACAGACCTATCAGAAAGTCAATCGTAAGGGTCAGGAAATGTGTGAATTTGCCCAAGCATACGACCGTATTCTAGTACAAGATGAATGTGCTATGGATTCCCTAAAATGCGAATTCGAAGAAGTTGTCAAGGAACTGAATGAGAAATATCCTAATCAAAAAAAACTCAAATTCAATGGGCATAATGGAGACTCCTCCGGTGGACAATGGAGTATAAAACTAGGAGACGATGATAGCAATCCTGTATGTTATATCTCATACAGTAAAGTACGCGGTCATTATTCTTTTGGAGAAGGATCTCACCTACTGGAGCAGAAAGGAGATCAGCCATGACACCAACAGAAATCAATGGCATCATCCTCACCGATGATTGTATCTCATCAATCAAAACTATCCAAGAAGGAGAACACTCTTGGATGGAAGCAACACTGGAAAAAGCAATTGACCTGGCTCTTGATATCGACTCTCCAGATATTGATTCTGTTAATCGACTAACACTTATTTCTGAAATCAGAATAATAAAAAAGCATATTCAATCAATAAGCAGTATTCAACACCCTAAAAAATAACATTATGAATAGACATGAAGCCTTACAGTTAGTAAACAAGTTACTGGATCCGGAAACACCAATGAACGAAAAGCAGCGTGCAGCCGCACAACTTTCTGAATTAATTCGTATATTGCTTCCAGAATCAGACGAAGAACAAAAATGATCTTAACGATAATAACTATATCCGGAATAGTACTTCTGTGCCTGGCATTCTTTAAAGCCTCGCGCTCAATCCTTGCAAAAGTATTTTGGCTTCTGCTCATGCTTACTTTGTTAGCACTATTCCTGTTCTTATAACCTATCGTTTTGTCCTTTATAGCCCGCCCGCAGCGGGCTATTTTTGTCTCCATAACCTAAACATTATACAGTTATGGAGTATGACCATTTCGCTTATGGTGAAGCCTTAGCTTCGGCACTCAAAGCCATTTCACACACATCTCAAAAGAAAAGGTTCTTCACAGCATTCGGACTGGAGGACCTGATCAGCCTCGATGACAGTTTATCCTCCATCAATGGAACCATCCTTATCGCCGTTGATGGTTGCGAGTCCGAATCCGAAGACAACGAAGCTGATTCACTCAATGACAAACAAGTCTACTCATTCATCGTGGCCAGAAACACAATTTCCGGAAATCCGGAAACGATTAATCAGGCAGCCAAACAATGCAAGAGTATATGTAAACAGATCCGGAATAAATTGCTGAAAGACATTAAATATGTAGACCGCAATACTCAAATTAACGGTATCGGCCCGATCGGTGATAACTTCTATGGCACCGTGCTTACCTTCTTTGTTAATGTTCCGGAAGAATTCATCGTCGATCCAAACTACTTTTTGTAATGGGATTCTATAAACGAATGTCAGACAAGCAGTCGGAAATAAAACGCTATAATGCAGCCCGACGAAAAGCGGATAAGTTATCTTCTACTCCGACTTCCCGGCTAATCCGAATGGAAACCATCTCGGAGATAGAACGCTATAACATCGCCCAGGATGCCGACCGACTCACCGCATTCAATAAAGAGGTAGAACAATGGCAGGATGCTGTCAGTAAACAACTCAAAGCCACCATTTCATCCCGTAGTTTACGTATTGCTCGTGAACTACAACCTAAAGCCTATACTGACAAATACGGATTAATCAACCGACTTGGTTTCTCTTTTCCTCGTCATGGTGTCTATATCCACAAAGGCGCCGGACGCGGGCAAGGTGGTCTTATCGGAAGTAAATGGAGCTATCTGAAGAGAATCAACGGAATGGAAATCAATACGAGTATCATCCGACATACTAATCCCGCATCACTTGGCAAACAGAATGAAGGTAACCGGCAGGCTTACCATTGGTTCGATCCGGTCATCAAAAACCGTCTTCCGGAACTTGCCGATATCTGTATGCGCTATTTTGACACTATGCTTATCGACGCAACCAAAATATACATTGAAAAGTAAAGCCATATGAACGACCTAAACCGAAGTATTAAAATATTTATTGATGGAACTGAAGCATCAGCCGGCGTCAAGAAGATAGAAGATGCCATCTCCCAGCTAGAGAATAAAATATCTTCTCTTGATAAATCAGAATCAGGATATGCCAGAAAATCCAAAACTCTGCAAAAAGAACTGGAGAATAAGTATAAAACTCTCAATACTTATAAGCAAAAAGTAGCCGAGACCGACCGAATCCTGAAAAACCTCTCCGGAGCAACCTATGACGAACTATTATCTGTCAGCCAAAAAGTCCGTAAAGAACTCCGTGCAGCCATACCCGGTACTGAACAATACAATGCAGCCCTGGAGCAAAATAGGCGCGTCGCTGAAGCAGTAGCCAGGGCACAAAAAAATATGCGTGTAGAAGTTGGTTGTCAAGCTAGTCCAATAGGGAAAGCCGTGGAACTGTTTAATAAATATGCTGCAGTTGTCACCACCGTCATAGCAGCTGTGACAGGCTTAACACTAAAGCTGAACCAACTTCGTGAAAAACGCAATGAACGTGAAGATGCCAAAGCCGATGTCGAAGCATTAACAGGACTTTCCAAAGACGACATTAATTGGCTGGAACAAGAAGCAATCCGGCTTTCCACTACAATTAGTGATTCCGGTATCCGGATCCGACAATCAGCAACCGAAATTCTTGATGCTTATAAATTGGTCGGTTCTGCTAAACCGGAGTTACTATCTAACAAAGAAGCACTGGCCGCAGTAACCGAACAAACACTCATCTTAGCATCTGCTTCAGGAATGACATTGAAAGATGCTGTTGATGCTGTAACTCTTTCACTCAATCAATACGGAGATGGTGCTGATCAGGCAGCCCGTTATGCGAATGTCATGGCAGCCGGTTCTAAATACGGAGCTGCTGCTGTTGAATCAGTAACTACCGCAGTAAAAAAATCTGGAGTGGCAGCCAATGACGCAGGTATTCCTATTGAACAATTAGTTGGTACTATCGAAACCTTAGCCGAAAAAGGCATAAAAGACGAAGTTGCAGGTACCGGACTAAAAACCTTTTTCAATCGCTTACAGAAAGGAGCAGATGACACTAATCCTAAAATAGTCGGTCTTGAAACAGCTTTGGAAAATCTCCAAAAGAAACAACTTAGTGTTAACGATCGAATCAAAATGTTTGGAGAGGAAGCTTTTAGCGTTGCTACCGTTTTAACTAACGAAGCAGAAAAAGTGAAATACTACACCGAAGCAGTCACTGGAACTAATGTCGCTCTAGAGCAAGCAGCCACCAAATCAGATACGGCAGCCGCCAAACTCGCTCAAGCCAAAAACAAAATGAATGAGATGGGAATGGAGCTGATGGAAAAACTTAATCCTTCAATCATCAGCGTAATAAACGGTACAGTAAACTGGACCAGAAAAATTATAGACCTGATTGGGTTCATGGTCAAACATTCGGGTATCATTATCACTCTAACTACAACAATAGGAGCGTACCTGTTAACCATAAAAGCGATAACCATATGGGAAACAAAATTGAAAGATGCTAAAATTGCAAGCATTTTAGCTGATAAATTGTGGGAAACACGTTTATTAGCGTCAATCGCAATAGAAAAAGCAGGAATAGCAGTAAAAGCACTCCTAACTGGTAACACCGTAGCCTTGAATACTGCGATGAAATCATTATGGAAAACAATCGGATTAAATCCTCTAGCTGGTACTATAGCTTTATTAGCTGGTTTGGCAGTTGGGATATACCATGTCGTTACAGCCCGTAAAACCCTCTCCACTGCACAAGAAGCCGCTAATAAGATTAGTCTAGAGGCATCTAAAAACACATCCGAAGAAACAAATCATCTTAAATCTTTAAAGGAAATTCTTTTTGATTCAAAAAAAAGCTATGGTGAAAGACAATGGGCATTAGAAGAAATTCAAAAAATAGTACCCGATTACCATGCCTCATTAACTAAAGAAGGAGAGTTAATCAATAACAATACCGGTGCTCTGGATGGATATGTAGAAAAATTACTTATCACAGCTAAACAACAAGCTGCAAACGCTAAATTACAAGAAGCTCTAAACGAACGTACAGAATGGTTCAGTAAGCAAAGTAGTTCAGAAGCCATGAAATTTAAGAGTATTGAATGGGATATTAATGATCCCATAAATTCAAACAAATCTTTGGAGGAAATAGCAGCCTCTAATGGAGTTTCTCCCACAGCATATCGTGCTTGGGCTTCCAAGAAAAGCCAGTTGGATGAGAATGTCAAACTGTATGAGGATATGATGCGAGGATATACAGAGGAAATTGCCAAAGTGAATTCTAAATATCAAAACAGTAACAATGATAATGATGGTAATGGTGATGGCAATGGTGATAGTGATGAAGAAAAAATAAAAAAGAGGCTTGAGAAAGAAAAAAAACTATATAACCAAAAACAAGCCTTCCTGAAAGAAATGTATCTGGAAGGGGGGGATGACACTCTCCAAACAGAAAAGCAGTTGAGCGAAGAAATGGAATGTCTCCAAATGGAATACTTGGAGCGTTCTTTGAAAATTGTCGGTGAGAAGTCAAAAGAAGGCATTAATATCCAAAATCAAATCAATGACCTGAAAATTAAACAACAAAAAGAACACAATCAGGAGCTTATTAATGAATTAATTAATCAAGAGACAACTCAATATGAAAAGCAACAACAGGATTTAAAAGAACTGTATGCCTCCGGCAAAGATGAGAATCTAAGCTCCGAAACAGCCTATAATGATGCTATGGAACAACTTACCATCATGCATCTTGAACGAATGCTTTCCATTGCCGGTTTAAACGCCGAACAACGAAAACAAGTTGAGAAACAACTTCTTGATTTCAAAATAAAATGCATGAAGGAAGAACAGGCCGCCCATGCCAAAGCAAAAGATGCTGAACAAAAAAAGACGGCAGCACAAACCCAAAAAGAACGACAACAATATAAGGAACGACTACGCACATTTCAACAATATGGTTCTGAACTTGGCTCTGCGTTAGGCAACATCATCGCAGGACAAGAAAATGCAATGCAAGGTTTCGCAGATGTCATGATCGATATTATATTCGATGTTCTTGCCCAAATGATAAATGCAAAAATAATTGAACTAACAGCAGTAGGAACTGAAAATGTTGCAAAAGCAACAGCCAATGAAATAGGAAGTAAAGGTTTCTTAGGCATTGGAACAGGAGCCATCCTTGGGGGAATCATAATGGCTGCAATTGCAACTGCAAAAAGTGCTCTGAAAGGAATGGTTAGCGGCAAACACTCGTCCGGATCTTCCGACTCCGACACGTCTTCGACCGACGCTCCCAAACGAGCAACCGTCAGCGTATCCCAATGGGCATCCGGCCGGTATGATGTCATCGGGAAAGATGACGGCAAGAACTATCAGGACATACCTTATATTGGGGCTGCACAAACCGGAATCGTCCGACACACTTCTCTAGTTTCAGAGAATGGTGCAGAATTAATCATTAACGCCGAGGACTTATCCCGGTTACAAAAACATATAAATTATCCTTTGGTACTAAATGCGATTGAAGATGCCCGTAAAGGTCATGTGCCCCAACGAGCTTCGGGTAATTACGCAGCAATAGATACTCCTGTCCGAAATAACCAGGAAATCCATGAAACTGATACATCAGCAACCGAACTAGATAAACTCATAAAAGAAATCGGAATGCTGATTAATACCCTCAAAAATCTAAAAGCATACGTATCCCTACGAGATATACGAAATGCTGAAGAACTAGATGAAAAATCCAAGAAACCATTTACCCGATCAACCAAATAAGAATTATTATGGCACTAAGAATATCAAATACATCCGGTACTTTTGATCTGCCGAAAGACTTCAGTACAGAAATAGAAGACAGCTCTCCTATCTACAACGAACGGGGATCACAATCTATTGCCGCTACCATACCTGGTACCAGAAATAATCTACGTCTCAACAATTACATTAACAGAACTGATATTGACAGCGCCCCTATTGCTGATAAACGCGTGACCATCAGTGACGGAGTTTACCATCGAGTGGGTAAAATGAATACGACAAAAGCTTCAGAGAATGACGGAATAACTTTTAATGTAGGCTTTGGAGAATCTGAATTATATAGTATATGGGAAGATGTTTCTTTGCAGTCCATCAACCTTCCTGTTCTTCGCCTTGGAGGAGTATCAGAATTAATACCTTATATTATAGAGAATAGTCAAAAGAATGATTCTCCTTTCTGTCTGTTTCCTGTGGCTGTATCTTGCAATCGTAAGAAAGATAATGATACAGTTACGGATTATGCAGAATATATAAATAATTATCGTGATGGATATTGGTGGAAAGCACGGACGGAAACTTTTTTCATCAATGGAGAACCCGTGGAAGTATCGCTTCCTGAAGGATATGGAATAGTTCCATTTATAAAAGTCAGCTATATATTAGAAGCTATATTCTCAACCTACGGATATACTGTCACGGAGAACCCATTTACTAACCACCACCAGCTCGGTCAATTGGTTGTTCTTAATAATGCAGCCGATTGCTGTGTAAAAGGAGAACTAAAATATGCTGATCTCATGCCTGACTGCACAATCAATGAATTCATGCAAGCCTTATGGTGCCGTTTTGGATTACTTTACTTTGTAGATGGAAATACCCGTAAGGTCAGACTTAAATTCATTCGTGATATCCTTAATTCCAAAACTACTTCTGATTGGACGCTACAAAAAGCGTCCAAACCAACTATCAATTTTGAAGCCCCACAGCAATTAAAATTATCAGCTGCAACAAACGTACGGGGGGAAGATCCAAAATGGACGGCAGCTCCTGCCGCTGATTCACTGGATAAATTCTTAAAGCCATATCACTATATTGTCACGACTAAAGCAAATGGATACCTAACCTATTCTACAGAGAGCGGATTATATTATAAAACAGATAACATAACCGGACGTTCAGAATTAGTGTCAACGGATTTCTTCCCCTGGGATCGTGGAGCTGATATGGCATATAAAGAGATTACCTCTATTGATGAATTTTTGCCTTCCGCAACGGAACGTTTTAAAGGAGACGTATATAAATATATACGAGTTCCTTACTATCTCTTCGGTAAAGTACATCGATACACCACAATTTCTAGTTCCGATGTTGAATTATCAGAAAACTTAAACTACCAAACCCCTTTGGCATTTTGCTTTTCTTTCTTCGATACAAGAGATCGAGTTACTTATGGTTCACAAATTTGTCTGGATATTTTCGGAGAACCGGTATTAAACAAACAAAATGGAAAAGCCTGCGAAATTTCTCTTTTATTTGTTGGCAAATATGGACTGTTCAATCATTTCTGGAAGGAATATGACGCTATTCTTCGCCACGCCAATCATCTCATAGAAACGGATATGCATCTATCGGCTCAACAATGTATGAATCCAGATTTCTCCTCTCCTATTTTACTTGATGGTCAACGAATGTTGCCTGATACCATACGTTATACGTTACCCAAAAGTTCTTCATTCCCGGCAACAGTCAAATTGCGTACAACCAAATTACTCAAACCATATAATCTGGAAGAAGAACAAACCGTCCCCATCGTCGATCAAAAATATAAGTGGGCGTTATTTGATAACAAGAATTCAGTCGTAGAAGCTGCCGTAAAACTACAAAAAGATGCCTGGAGAGACGAAGCGAATAGAGATGGGAATAGCTTATATGACCTACAATATAAGAATGTTTCTACTGATACAGTGGATATTAAAGTCCCTCTTTCAGTACCTACTGAAGAAGATTACAATAATAAAAAGGAGTATTTTATAAGGAAAGTCAATTATAGTTTCGATCTATATTACCGGATTAGGTATTACCTCGGTACAACGCCCGATGGACACCTCCATTATGAGATTAGTAATTCGAGAGGAGGAGTACATTATGACCTGCAATATGACCAATCAGTGCGTGCAGAGTTATTATAAAATGTCCTTTATATCCCGCAATATAACATACAATTTTGCAATATGAATACATCAGAAACAGTAATATCAACTATTCAATCAAATGATATTGAAAAGATGCTCATCACTTATCAGAAATATATGAAAAATGCATCTATTACGTTTGATGACCTCTTTCTTTTTCTCTCTCACCCCACCGCTGATAGAGAAGAATTCCTGCATGACTATTGTACCTGTAATTATCTGGTACAAGAACAAATTATCTCACCTAATTATCTAGTAAAATGAGTCTGACTGCAAACATATCGCCCGCCAATATGGCATTGACCGGCAATCCAATCAAGTTGTCGATCAACAGCAGTTCTCTGGCAACTTATACCATTTTAGTAGGAGAACAAACAATATTCACCGGCAGCGGAGAAGGCAACTTCTTTGTTTTTATTCAGGATATACTTGCTGATATAGTACAACCGGCCCAATTATATAATGAATCGGAAGAAGTTCTGCTACAGGCAGAAGGTTGTTCTCGTAATGTTACTATCAATGTTTCCAATAGTGAAAAAAATAATCTAACGATCTCACTGAAAGTATTTATTGGCGGAGTAAGCAAAAGAATGTTACGTCATCTCAATGATGAAAATAAAAATGTGTTTATCTGGAAATTGATGAATCCGGACGGTAATTTCTTCCAAACAACCCGTACTTCCGAAAGACTTATTAGAATCCGGGAAACGGAACTACTTCCGCTCTCCTTCATCTATCCTGATGGTGGTATACTAAGAGTAATTGCAAACGGAATGGAGACCGCCCTAATCGGAGTAGCCGGACAACCGGTTGCACTCAACTTATATCGTCTTCGGAAGCAACTTTTCGATACTCACCATATTCTTGCCTCCATATTTGATATCTATGTAGGAGAAACTAAATCCTGCACGATCGTAATTACTCCCGGAACAATAAGTAGAGAAAGGTATCTCTTACAATTTCTTAATTCATACGGTTCTTATGAGCTGATCGAAATTACCGGCATTGGAAGTATTAAGCGTGAAGCAGAAAAAGAAAATGCATTCAATAAGTATGATGAAGTCATAGATGATTATGTTGAATCCTGGGAAAGGTTATCCGGACGCGAATCTATGACTGTAGAATCCGGATATCGTACAAATGACGAACTGATACATTTGATTGATCTGTTATCTTCTGACGACATAAAACTCCTTGGACTGGACGGACGAAATATCAGAGTAAATGTCACAGCGGAAAATCTTACCAGAGCATCCCGTGCAACCGTTCCGGAGAGTATAAAGTTATCTCTACGTTTTGCGGATTCAGAGCAACGTTATACAGGTTCATTTAATGATGATGATTTAGGGTCGCCACGAATACATACCGAACAATTCACTAAACAATTCAATTGATATGTCAACACAACAGGATCTCATAGATCAACTGATAGACTACATTGACAAGGCTATTTTGAAGAACAGTGTCTCCAACCGACATGTCGCAACAGTACTATCTTTCCTAAATGAAAAACTGAAAGATTTTGCTGAAGGAGATACTTTTTTGCGTCGTAAGCAACCAGACAGCACCCTCTTCTTATTGCAGTTACTAGGAGGACTTGAAGTTGAGAAAGGAGTAAAAGCTGATAATATAGAGGTGCTAAATGAACTTCTTGCCAATACCGCCTCTTTCACTGGAAACATTTCTACTTCAGGAGATATTTCTTCTTCAGACTATGCCTGCAAAATGTTGGGATGGTTAATATCGGCTATCGGAGATGCAGAGTTTAACTCTGTACACATACGCGGATTCTTGGAATCAGATGAATTTAGATATAATCGTATCTCGGTAGTTAGTGGAGAAACTTGGAATGCACCTGGCGGGGGCATCATAGAGGAAGTGGATCCACTGGAGAGAATTATCTATTTGAAATTAGAGCCCGGAGAACTTGCAGAAATAGAGATTGATGACATCTGCAAAGGAAAATTCAATGATTCGGTCACTGGTTTTCATACCTCTTATTTCCGAATTTCTGAAAAAATTGATGAAAAGACTTTTAAATACATACTTCGTAGCGGAACTATACTTCCACCACAAAAGACCATGCACTTCGTTTCGTATGGTAACTTCACAAACAAAGAGCGACAAAGATCGAGCTACTCGACACAAAGCTATGTCCGCTATCTGACAGGTGTTAATAATTGGGAGATTACTAAGGAAATGATCGCTATGCAGTTGGGCGACCTGTCTAACTTAAAACTGTTTGATATTGATATGACCGGACATAGTGCGTATCTCCGTAATGTATATATGACCGGAGTTATCAAACAGATTTCCGATGATGGAGTAACAGAAAGCCGCGTCCCCTGTTTTAAGGGAGAGTGGAAAGCGGGGGTTTATTATTACTATGACGAAGTAACTCACAACGGATCATCATGGTTATGTATTTCAGATAAGCCTACAACGCAAGAACCGGAGGAAGGTGCTACAGACTGGCTTGAAAAGTCGGCGGCGGGTAAAGATGCGGTAGTAGTTAATATAATGAGTAGCAATGGGAATATTTTTCAGAACGGCTCTGTGTCTACTACATTAACCGCTTATGTGATAAAGGGAGATACTGATATTACAGATAGTGTTCCGGATTCCCGGTTCTCGTGGGAGAAAGAAAGTAATAACGATGATACCGATAAGATATTTAATGAGGCGCATGTCGGGCACGGGCATGTGTTGACACTTACCCCGGATGATGTTTGGGGACGTGCTACATTTAATTGTATTGTGAATTTGTAAAACTTCTAAATTATGAAAATAAAAGATTGTATAGCTTTTGCAAAGTGTGTGCGTAATCCTGACTCGCCTTTGACTGTAGATGCTCAAACAGTTCATGGAGAGAGTTCCACTTGCGCATATCACCAAAATGAAGAATTATCTTCCAAAGATGTTTGTTCTCCAAAAACAAAGATGACATTGTCGCAGATAGATTTGAGTAAATTTCCCGATGGTAGTCGGGTTCTGCAAGTTGGTCCGCCACTGATAATAGATATTCCCGACAGTTATATTGAGGCTGTCCGAAATTCGCCATTAGGCAGTGACAAGCAACCTCCTTGTAACTGTTTAGAAGATAGTCGGGAGACATACTACAAAATTCAATCAAGTTTTTTAATTGGTAAATCGAAGCTAGATGGCACATAGTTTCCTCAAACCAGATTAAACCTGATATTTCTCCTGTAGACGCTCCGTTGATTAGGCTATGACAATATTCATGTGAGAATTGATATGCCCATCTCCACCATTCATCGCCTTGCGTACTTAAAAATATCAAGTGTCCGTTAGGAATTTTATTGCATTGAGGGTCTCCTGGACGATATTCTATCATACATAGAGTTGACATATCTACTGATTTCTCCAATGACAATGCAAAGTCATTCTGGATGTTAACTAATAGTTCATGAACGATTTCTCTATTGTATATACCGAAAGCATCATCGATGGGCATGAATATATTTGATGCAATATTAGAAAATGCTGACATAATAATTGAAATTTTAAATGTGACGAAACAAATGTAGTAATAATAATAGAACGCTCTACATCTTGAATAATAAAGTTTTAAATGTGACAATTTTCAACTACCCTTTATAGACGTTTCTTATTTAGATAATAGTATTAACAACTTAATTAACTAGAATTATGCCAATTGCAAGAGGACAAATTACCATCGTCGACTTGAACGATGCGAAGTCAATGAACATGTATCTAGGCTCTAATCAGCCTTTGACGCAAATCTTTAACAAGGAAAACAGCACCTATGTACCGAACTATACGGCTTCTCCTTTCCTTGTCATTACCCCTGAAATGTATGTATCCGGAACGACAACAAACGTAATCAGTCGTTTAAAAGCTGCTCCTACCTATACAGTGAATGGAGGTGCAATCACTGCATTCGGTGGTACTGTTGCCGCTACTGCGCCGTATGCGTTGACGCTTAAGAACAATATGACATCTGTATCGCAGATGAAGGTTGAATGTTCCGGTATCTATGTTGATCCAGACACAGGTTTGGAAACTCCTGTAAAATCTGTCATCAACTATACCAAAACAGAAAATGCCGGTCAACTTATCATTGCTATAGCGTATGCCCCTAAAGGAAATGTTTTTAAGAATGGTCAATCCGAATCATTGACAGCCCATTGTGATATGTGGCGTGGTAGTAGTATTGACGCCGATAAGGTTGCTTATCAGTGGCACAAATTGAAATCGGACGGCACATGGGAATCTTTGGCGGCTTCAAATTCTTATGGCATCACGGGGACAACGACAAATGAAATATCTATTCCTGCCAGTGCCGTACTTAATTTCGAATCTTTCAAATGTGCAATCAAGGATACCGATACAGCATCCGGAACCTACAACACAACAGTGAGCGATATTATTTCGTTCTCCGATCTTTCCGATCCGTATATAGTGGAAGTATCTTCCACAACGGGGGATAAGTTAGTAAATGGCCAAGGAAGTACGACTATCAATGCCAAGGTATGGCAAAATGGGGAAGCATTCACCGATAGTGCTGCTGATACCAAATTTGTATTTTCTTGGAAGAAGTACAATAAGGATGGTACACAAGATACGGCTTGGGGAACTTCCGGTGTAAAGACTGGAAAGACCATTACCGTCACTGCTGCCGAAGTCGATGTAAAAGCGACGTTTGTTGTTGAATTATCACTAAAATAATAGTATGATAGTAGCAAGAGGACAAATAACGATTAGCGTAACGAAGGACGGGCAATATCCCGCGCAGGAATTCGCAAAGTCTAAATCTGGCACAGTTGCGCCTACAAGTGGGTGGAGTAAAACTCCGCCCGCCTGTGGTACAAACGAATATTTGTGGATGCGCACGGGTATTGTTATCCCTCCGGCTACGTCTCCCGTTTCGTGGACTACAGTTCGCATTGGTGCAATAGATGGGGCAACTGGGGCTAAAGGTGACAAAGGCGAAACGGGGCCGACCGGTTCGCAAGGTATTCCCGGTACATCGCAGTATTTTCATGTGAAGTACTCCGCTAATGCGAACGGCAATCCTATGAGTGATACCCCTAATACTTACATTGGTACAGCAGTTACAACGAGTGCGGCCGCTCCGACTGCTAACACGTCGTATAAATGGGTACAGTTGAAAGGTTCGCAGGGCATCAAGGGAGATCAAGGTATCGCGGGACCAACCGGAGCGGATGGTAGAACAAGTTATCTGCACATCAAGTATAGTGACAACGGTACGACCTTTACGGCAAATGGCGGCGAGACTCCTGGTGCTTATATCGGCCAATACACCGACTTCACGGCGGCAGACAGCAATACGTTTTCCGCTTATACTTGGACGAAAGTGAAAGGTGACAAAGGAGATAAAGGCGACAAGGGAGATACGGGTGCAACTGGGGCTAAAGGTGACAAAGGCGAAACGGGGCCGACCGGATCGCAAGGTATTCCCGGCACATCACAGTATTTTCATGTGAAGTACTCCGCTAATGCGAACGGCAATCCTATGAGTGATACCCCTAATACTTACATTGGTACAGCAGTTACAACAAGTGCGGCCGCTCCGACTGCTAACACATCGTATAAATGGGTACAGTTGAAAGGTTCGCAGGGTATCAAGGGAGATCAAGGCATCGCGGGACCAACCGGAGCGGATGGTAGAACAAGTTATCTGCATATCAAGTATAGTGACAACGGTACGACCTTTACGGCAAATGGCGGCGAGACTCCTGGTGCTTATATCGGCCAATACACCGACTTCACGGCGGCAGACAGCAATACGTTTTCCGCTTATACTTGGACGAAAGTGAAAGGTGACAAAGGAGATAAAGGCGACAAGGGAGATACGGGTGCAACTGGGGCTAAAGGTGACAAAGGCGAAACGGGGCCGACCGGATCGCAAGGTATTCCCGGCACATCACAGTATTTTCATGTGAAGTACTCCGCTAATGCGAACGGCAATCCTATGAGTGATACCCCTAATACTTACATTGGTACAGCAGTTACAACGAGTGCGGCCGCTCCGACTGCTAACACGTCGTATAAATGGGTACAGTTGAAAGGTTCGCAGGGCATCAAGGGAGATCAAGGTATCGCGGGACCGACCGGAGCGGATGGTAGAACAAGTTATCTGCACATCAAGTATAGTGACAATGGTACGACCTTTACGGCAAATGGCGGTGAGACGCCGGGTGCTTACATTGGCCAATACACCGACTTCACGGCGGCAGACAGCAATACGTTTTCCGCTTATACCTGGACGAAAGTCAAGGGCGACAAAGGAGATAAAGGCGACAAGGGTGATACGGGTGCAACCGGGCTTCCCGGTGCTCTAATCCGTCCACGCGGTGAGTGGAAAGCAAATACTAACTACGTCAATAATACGCAGTATCGGGATACGGTTATCTATAACGGAAATACTTATTCATGCCGGACGGATCATACTTCTGGGAGTTCTTTCGATGTAACGAAATGGACTTTGTTTAACGAATTTATAAATGTCGCTACGCATTTATTAGTAGCTCAAAATGCAACGATCGATATACTCGGTACGTCTGGTCTATTTATCGGTAATCAAGCCAAAACGCAAGGTTGGTTAATGACAGGCGGTTCGATTAAGCACAATGTAACCGGGCTTGAACTAACAGCAGACGGGAAATTATCACTCCCTAAAACAGGTGCGATATTAGTTGGGGGGAAGACGTTTATCAGTGATGGAAAGATCGTCGCTGATTTTATCGATGTAAACAAACTCGTTGTAAAACGAATAGAAGCTGTTGATGGCACTATTGGAGGCTTTAAGATTTCTGCTAATAGTATAGGGACAGGTTCTACCAGTATACCAACTATAGATAAAAAGGAGATGTTCCTTTACGATGATATGATTGGTTTTAATAGTAAAAATAGGCAAGTTATTGTAGGTCCGTTTAGTACAATGGGAGTCGATTATTTAGGAAGATTCTACGATCACCGTTCAAGACCTTATGATATAAATAGGGGTGTATCTATTAGTGTAACCGGAGGACGAGATAACATAGCACTTGCTATTGATGGTGGCATTGTAGTTGATGGTCAAAGAGGTATTGATGAGTTTTTCAGCTGTGCTGCCGTTTGGAATAATGGAAGGCAGCAGACTCGCGTGTTGCAGTTTAAAAATGGCATTTTATTTAATGCATATTGGGGATAATAATCAAATCACATAATTATGAAAATAGACTTTAGAGAAATTCAAGTAAAAGACATCGAAGGGAATAACAGTACTGTCGATATTGCAAAAATGTTAGGCAATGCGATCTATCAGAGAACTGCCGACTTGGGTGAGTTGGAATTAGCTCAAAACATCTACAAGAACGGTGAAGTAGAAGTATCTCCCGAACAGGCGGAAAGTATTAAAAAATATGTGAGTACGGGGTTCGTCGCTTTTGTTCAGGTAGCGGTTAATAAAGCTTTATCGGTAGAATAATTCAGTTTCAATCACTTTTATTAAAGATATGAACAATATTGATTCAATCATCATCCACTGTTCGGCTACACGTGCTGGACAAGCTTTCAAAGCAAAAGACATTGATCGAATGCATAGAGATCGAAACTTTTCTATGATTGGTTATCACTATATCATTGACTTAGATGGTACCATCGAAGAAGGAAGACCTCTATCAATGGAAGGTGCCCATTGTAATACTAAAGGCACCTCTGGTATATCATACAATAAACATAGCGTAGGAATTTGCTATGTAGGTGGTTTAGACGCTAACGGTAACCCAGCAGACACACGTACTCCTGCACAAAAAATTGCACTAATCGAGTTGGTCTCCCGACTCAAAAGTCAATTCAAGATCACAGAAGTACTAGGTCACAGAGATACTTCTCCAGATCTGAATGACAATGGCATCGTAGAGTCAAAGGAATGGATTAAATCCTGCCCCTGCTTCGACGCTGCAATTGAATTCGGCTACTCTCCTGCAGTTGTTATACGACCATAAGAAAGTTTGTACGAGCATGCAGTGTTTTGTACCAAAGTGTACAAAGACTGTACGCTCGTTATTTACTGGTTTTCAGACTAATAGAAATACATTGTACAAATGTACAATTTAAAATGCAAAACAGTTGAAACACTGCATTCCCTCTTGCTTACTCTCGTTTAAAACATGGGCATACACTAAAGTCTCTTTTAAATCAGAATGTCCTAGTATCTCTTTCAAGGAAGCTATATCTTTAGTCTTACGCAAAAAAATAGTTGCAAAAGTATGTCTACCAACTTTATGTGTAATGTTCTTCTCTATTCCAGCAATAGCAGCTATTTCTTTCAGGAATCTATTCATCGTTTGATCAGCTGGCAGTTTCTCAAAAACGATACCCTTTTTTCTGGTACCAACAATATTTTTCAGTAATGTACGAAGTGGATCCGATATAGGTACTTGAATAGGAAATGGTTTTCTTTTCTTTAGCTTCATTCGGAAATAAGTCAATGTATCATCTGTAAACTGCTCAAGAATCAATTTCTTTGCATCCCCTATGTGCAAAGAGCTAAAACATAAAAACAAAAACATTTCTAATGTTTTATGATGTTTATAGTCCAGTTCTCCATCCATATATAACCCCATCAAAATTTGTAACTCATCTTCTTGCAAATACTCACCACCAGGAATTCCTTTCTTTATCTTCCAGTTCTTGAAAGGATTCTCATCCATATATCCAGCATTGTATGCAGCTAAAACATACTTCTTTATTGTGGCCATGTTTTTGTTTGCGGTATTTTGATTATTTCCAAGTCCAGTCATCAGATGAAAGAAATACTCATCAAGCCACTCCCTGGTTATATCATCAAAATAGAGATTAGGATTATATTCTTGCAGCTTTTTGATAACCGATAAGTTCGTCTTAAAAGTTGAATATTCAAGTTTAAACGATTCTTTTTTTTGATAGTCTCGTACGAACTCGAAAAAAGTATTGTAATCGGTTGGCCGATGATATGCTTTAAGAAAAGCATCGCGAGTAAGTTTGCGATCACGAAGTCGGTATTTTACAAAAACATTGTTTATCCTGGCTAATATGTTTTCTATAATCAGGTTTTTGTCATTGCTTTGTTTGTCTCCTACTCCCACACACTTCTTCTTATCATTCCAATTTTTCAAATCAACAGAGACTTTCGTTGAAAAGTTTACTTTTTCACGATTAACGTAAAAAGATAACCAAACGACTCCAGTAGATGGGTCGCTTCCGTATGTTCTTAGATATATTTTTATAGTTACCATAATCTACAATGGTCCCTTTTTACAGGTAAGAATTGATAATCGGTCTACACCTGCACAGTTTGTTACACAAATACAGAAGTAGTTAATTGTTTGTGTGTCAACAAATAACAAATGCCGGACACATTTCTGTATCCGGCATTTTGCCTTCTTCGAGGTTCCTGGCGAACCTCTTTTTCTTTATTTTCCTTATTTATTAGATAAAACATTATTTTCATAAACTACTGAAAAACAACAAATTATTTATCACATAAAGAAAATAGAATAAAATAAGATAAAGAAAAGGTGGGAACAAAGTGGGAACATATAAAACATTTATTGTATATTTGTTCCCACCTTATCATAGTAAGAACTCGAACTAAAATATAAAGCTATGGCAGTATCTTTTTTTATCCGAAACAAGAAGGCAAAGATAGCCACTCTATTTGCCCGTATCAGAAGCAAAGCTAAGGATATAGACATCAAAGCCTCAACCTTGCTAGAAGTTGATGTATCAGCATGGGAAAAGTCCCAAGAATCAGCAATAAAAAGAAAGAACTACAGGAATGATAAAAACAACAAAGAGTTTTTTGATAAACTGGACTTGATAGAGAAAACTCTAAATAACATCCTTGATTCAGATACAAATGTTACTAATGAACTTGTAAATAAACGTATCTATGAAATAGTATATGCTGAACAGATAGCAGCCGAAAAAGAACGAGCAGAAGCTGAAGCTAAAGCCCTAGAAGAAGAACAGGCTACCAACTTCAACGACTTTATAGCACAATTCATTCACGAATGCGAAATCGGAAAACGGAAAAAGAAAGGAGGAACCACAAATATATCTCTTGGAACAATCAAGAGCTACAAAGGCTTTCAATCCCAGTTTAAAGCGTATCAAGAAACAAGGCTAAAGGTTATTGGTTTTGAGGACCTGACAATAGAGTTTTATAATGACTTCCGATCATTCCTCACAGATAAGGAATATTCCCCTAATACTATCGCTCGGATGGTGAAGATATGCAAAACGATATGTTATGCAGCCGAACAGCTTAAACTAATGGATGCGGCAAACGTCCGGTTTGGTT